TACCATTCGTTCTATTACCGCGAAAGATGATGGGGCTGATAATGATGAAAACAATGAAATCAATTTTGTACATCGTGGAATTGCCAAGAGAACTTTTTCTCGGGCGTTCCAACTGAGTGATGATATTATTGTTCAGAGTGCCGACCTTCAAGACGGTATGCTTATAGTGAATCTGGAACGTGTAATTCCAGATGAGAAAAAGCCTAGACTGATTCCTATCGGTCAATAGCCATCGTGGTGCCCCCAATCCGCAAGATTGGGGGATTATAAATAAATGTATAGATAAAGTGAAACCTTAATAGGAGTAGAACATTGGCAAAATTCAGAAGTGCAAAATCAAAAAAAGAATTAGAAAAAGAAGGTAGAACTCTTGGAGTAGAGTTAGACCGAAGGCGCAGTAAAGAAGACCTTATTGAAGAATTAGAAGCAATTAAATCAGAAGAATTACCAAGATTCAGTACTGACGCAGAAGCAGGATTCAAAGAAGAGCCGAGTGAGGTAACTTGGAATAGTATTGAAGAATTTACAGAAGCAGTAACTTCAACTGGAATGCTGTTTAACCAAGAATTTATTCCAGTTAATATTCCAGCACTTTATGAAGCTTACAAGTCTAATCCAGAAGAATTCAAAGAAACTCCAGCTTACAAATTTTTAACTAGTTAAAGGATACAATATGGCACAGGCAAAAAAGAGTAAAAAAAAGATATCTAAAGCAATGGAAGAAGTTTTAAAAGCTCCTAAGAAAGTAGAAAAGGTAGTGAAAACTGTTGCTAAATACGTCAATAAAACTCATTGGGATACTAAAGAAGCATTTGCTGCAGCAATAGACAAGACAGGTCTTAGTGCAGATCAAGTTAATGTTAACTCAGAATGGGATCTTTACCAATCAGACACCGATGGTTACAGGAATCATCTCAAATTAGAGAATTAACATGGCAAAAAAAAGAAAAGTATTAAAGGAAGTCCTTTTTGATGATGTTGAAGAAAAGATAGAATATGATTTTTTAACGCGTGATCAATTTTTCTCAAAAGTGCCAGAACGTCCAATGTCAGCACATGGTATAGAGATGTGGGAAAAATACCTACAAGATCCAAAAGGATTTCAATTTTAGGAGAATATTGTGTTACCTTTATTATTATTTAATGTTATTTCTAGCCTTATTATAGATAAGGCTCAGACCTTGGCGACTGAGCATGTGGAAAGTATGATAGATGATTTACTTCCAACGAACGCAAAAAAAGAATTAGACAAAGCTATAAAAGATGACCCCGCGCACGAATTCACAAATGCTAAAGAGGCATTGATGGCTGCTGTTGAGGGTAAGTTACCTATCGTCAAAGCAGACGGAACACTCAAACCAATCGAAAAATCATTTACAATTATATTTGATCCTACTACTGGTTCGGTTGATATTAAACAAACTTAGGAGAATATCATGGCAGTCAAGATACCATCATATAATGGTCACCTGACAAAAAACTTTGGGTATCAAGAAATGATAAAGAGTTCAACTGCAGATCGTTTGGGTATATCAAATGATGCAACAAGAGAACACGTTATTAATTTAACCAATCTCTGTAATTTTATCTTACAGCCAATAAGAGAAGAATTTGGAGTTATCCGTATCAACAGTGGGTATCGTTCTCCAGCATTGAACAAGGCAGTAGGTGGTTCAAAGGCCAGTCAGCATTGTAATGGACAAGCAGCAGACTTTGAATCTACCAGAATTTCAAATCCAAACCTCGCAAAATGGATTTCTGAAAATTTAATATTCGATCAACTCATTCTAGAATTTTATGATGGAGTTGACCCAAATAGCGGATGGATTCATTGCTCTTATGTTCTTGATGGGAGTAATCGTGGTAAAACAATGACGGCTCTAAGAGTCAATGGGAAGACCCAATATAAGACAGGCCTTCTCTCATAGGAGGAAAATATGAAATATATATGGTTATTTTATTTGCAATTTTTATTTGTAGTGGGCGCCAATTGTGGGCGTTCATGGGTTGACAAACACATTTTATTGTGTTATAATAGTTTAGATAAGTTAAAAGTAAATTACGCTAAATACATAGACCATCCTTGATCACCAACCAGCTAAATTATAATGTTTTATACTAATGTCCAACCTCATGGTAATTTCATTGCTCTGCGAGGTGTTAATGACCGCGGCGAAGCTTTCAAAGAAAAATTGAACTACGAACCCACCTTATTTGTAGAATCTCACAAACCTCAAAATCCCCAATGGAAAACTCTGGATGATCGCAATGTTGCTCCTGTGAAGTGGGGCTCTATGAAAGATTCTCGCCAAGCCATGAAAGATTATGGCGGTAATGTTTTTGGATTTGACCAGTTTCAATATTCTTTTATTTCTGATAACTATCGTGGTATGGTTGACTACGATTTAGATAAGATCAAGATTGGATTCATTGATATTGAAACCAGCTCAGAACATGGTTTTCCAGATGTAAGAAGTGCTAATGAAGAAGTCTTGGCTATCTCTTATCGTTGTGGAAAAAGTTTCAAGGTGTATGGTTGTCAGGAATACACACCGGCCGAAGGTGTTGAGTATATTCATTGTGAGAACGAAACAAGACTATTAGAAAACTTTGTCCTTGATTGGTCTATGAATTATCCAGATATCATTACTGGATGGAACTCAAGGTTTTTTGATATTCCATTTCTTGTTAATCGCATCGTCAGGGTACTTGGTGAGAAGATGGCTAAGAAACTCTCGCCGTGGGGCTGGTATAAAGAGCATGAAGTAAATATATTTGGTAATAGACAGATGCAGGTTTTTGATCTGGTCGGTATTTCAAGTATTGACTATATGGACGCATATAAGAAGTTTACTTATGTCAATCAAGAGTCTTATTCTTTGAACCATATTGCCTACGCAGAATTGGGAGAAAAGAAACTAGATTATTCAGAATATTCTTCACTACATGAACTATATCAAACAAATTTTCAGAAGTTCGTTGACTACAATGTTCATGATGTTGTCTTGTTGGAAAGACTAGAAGAAAAGATGAAACTTCTGGAGATGATTATTTCCCTAGCTTACATGGCCAAGTGTAACTTCAATGATGTGTTCAGTCCAGTAAAGATGTGGGATTGTATTATTTACAATCATCTGAAAGACCAACAAATTGTTGTTCCCCCAAAGAAACACGCGACTAAAACTGAAGGTTATGAAGGTGCCTATGTGAAAGATCCTCAAATTGGTCGGCACAAGTGGGTTGCTAGTTTTGACTTGAATTCTTTGTATCCGCATCTGATAATGCAGTACAATATTTCTCCTGAGACTCTTGTAGGTATGTATCCTGAGTCTGGTTTGGTGGATGCGTTACTTGATAGAGAAGTTGATGTTGATTTTCTTAAAGAGAAGAATCTTACCATGACTCCAAATGGTTCGTTGTATACTCGTAAGAAACAGGGTTTTCTTCCAGCACTCATGGAAAAGATGTATACTGACCGCGTCAAGTATAAAGATTTGATGATTGCGGAACAGAAGAAGGGTAAGGCTGCAAATACTAATAAGTTGGCCCAGTATCACAATATGCAAATCAACTTAAAGATTGCTCTCAACTCAGCCTACGGAGCTCTTGGTAATCAATGGTTTCGTTTTTATGATGTAAGGAATGCTGAAGCTGTATCCGTTGCAGGTCAACTTTCCATTCGGTGGGCTGAGAGAGCAGTCAATCAATACTTAAACAAAATAATGGAGACAGAAAACCATGATTATGTCCTTGCTTCCGATACTGACTCTTTGTACGTTACTCTTGATTCTCTCGTGCAAAAGGTAGGTCTTACAGATAAAGATAAAATTATAGAGTTCATGGATAAGGTCTGTGAAGGTAAAATTCAAGATGTGATTGATAAGTGTTATGGTGAAATGGCCGAGTATGTAAATGCATTTGAACAGAAGATGGTAATGAAACGTGAGGTCTTGGCGGAGGTTGGTATTTGGACTAGTAAGAAACATTACATTCTGAATGTTCATAACTCTGAAGGTGTTCAGTATGATGAACCCAAACTCAAGATTATGGGTATTGAAGCTGTCAGGAGTTCTACTCCAGAATCTTGTCGTAACGCTCTCAAAGAGGCATTCAAGATTATGATGAATGGAACAGAAGACGATGTAATAAATTACATTGAAGCTTTTAAGACTAAGTTCAAGGCACTTCCTACAGAAGAAGTTTCTTTTCCAAGATCAGTAAAGGGTCTTGCCAAGTATCATGACGCAGCATCAATCTATCAAAAGTCTACACCGATTCATGTTAAAGGTTCTTTAATCTACAATAAGATGTTACAGAACAAACGATTGACAAGAAAGTATCCAAAAATCCAAGAGGGTGAGAAGATTAAGTTTGCTTATCTAAAAGAACCTAATCCAACTGGTGATACTGTAATTGCTATGTTAAATGCTTTACCAGATGAGTTTGAGTTGAAACCGTATATAGATTATGAAAAACAATTTACCAAAGCTTTCCTTGATCCTATAATCGGTATTCTCAATGTTATCGGCTGGGAACATGAAAGAAAAACTAATATCATGAGTTTTTTCACTTGACAAAACCTGTAGA